CATTAGATCCAGAATTAGAAATATGCCACAACTGTTCTAATTCATCTTGTGTAAATCCCAGACATTTAAGACAAGACACACGCAGCAGTAATATGATTGATATGTCTTATGCTGGTACTAATTGTATGCAAAAATTATCAGTTGAACAAGTAATAGAAATTAAAAAAAGATTACAAAACTATTATTTTGGTTTAGGGCAAGAATTAGCTACAGAATATGGTGTTGATTTTAGAACCATATCTGTCATTAAAACTGGCAAAAATTGGAAGCACTTAGATATATCGTAAAATAACTTTAGATTACATCGAGGATTTTAAAACACATGGGAATATTTGACCGTTTTTTAGGTAGATCAGCAAAGAACCAACCAATTGCAACGATAAACCAAAACCTTCCATTGCCTCAAGTTATGCGTGGAGCTAACTATTTATCTGGAATTGGTTTACAAGACTTATTTGCTAACCTTTCCAGAAGATTACCAAACACATCTAAAGACTGGCAAAATATAGCTGGTGACTTGATGCTTAACTCCATTGTTAGTATTGCAATGGACTATTATATCAGAGCATTTAGTCAAGCGCTTCCAATGGTTTATAGATTAGTAGAGGGTAGCGATTCTGAATATGAAAAATATCCTGAACATCCTATGCTTGCACTCTTAGCAAATCCTCAATACCAATTAGCTCCAACTCGTTTCTGGACTAATTGTATCATAGATTACAAGATTTATGGAAATGTTTATATCCGCAAAATAAGAAAATCTAAAGGCGGTCCAGTAATAGGATTGCAGTTTTTACCAAGTCAACAATGTCAGCCTGTTGGAGATAATATAAATCCAATCACACATTATAATTATGTTGTTGACGGTACTCCATATGCTGTTGCCGTAGAAGATATTATTCACATTGCCTACGGTCGTGATCCAGTTGACTATAGACTTGGACGCAGCCCTCTCATGTCAACCCTTCGTGAGATAGCTACAGATAATGTTGCATCGTCAACTGCTTTTGGTCTTATGAATAACTCTGGTCTTCCTTCAATTATGGTTAGTCCTGATGCTACTGACCAAATTGTAGACATTTCAGATGACGATCTTAGAACAATGAAAAGACGTTTAGAAGATTCATTTACAGGTGATAATGCTGGTTCTATTGCAGTTATGTCTGGTCCTTTTAAGATTGAAAAAGTATCATTCAGCCCTAATGAAATGGCTCTTGATGCTATTCGTCACACACCAGAAGAAAGAATATCCTCTGCAATGGGACTTAACTGTATGGTCCTTAACTTATCTGCAGGTCTTCAAAACTCAACATACTCAAATATGCAAGAAGCGGAACAATCAGCCTGGAATCAAGGTGTAATTCCTCTTCTTACTGTATTTGCAGAATCAATTACTCAATCTCTTTTAAATGAATATGCAGAAAGTATGCCAGGTGATTTTTTTAACTGGGATTTAAGTAAGATTAAAGCATTACAAGATGATGGATACCAAGAAGCTAAAAGGGCTGAATTACTCTACAAATCTGGCATTATAGATAGAGCAGAAGCAAAGAGATTACTTGGATATGATTACAATGAAACTGATGAGCAAATCTATCATCCAGAAGCTACACCAATCTCTACTCAAAATCCTAATAAAATAAAAGATTAGGTATAATATTGTTGGTTCTTTAATTCCATATTCCTAAAGAGAATAAGCCTCAGATTTTACTCTGAGGCTTATTTGTTTATTTAGATAATTGTTTTTTCAATTGCATAACTCGATAAAACTTAATCTGCTCAAGTAAAAACTCATCTGTCAATTCTGCATTAGTAATCTTTGGATGATGCTTCTTAATAAACTTCTTAACTTCAATCATTTCTTGCTTCGTCATAACTTTAACTCCAACCTTTCTTATCTTTCTTCTTGTCTAGTTAATTGAAATATTACATACTCTCTAAGGGAATATTGAGTAAATCCACCTGACTCATAACCATATGTTTGTCCATCATCATCAGTGTGCCATTTAATCACTTTAATATTGTTTATGTTTTCCCACTCTTCAAAAAACTCAATACTAATACCCTTGTGCTCTAATAACAACTTCTCTAAGGTTCTTATCTTTTTACCTTTTAATTCTTCAACCGTAAAAATCTTTTCCATAACTTTAACCTTTCATTCAACTCACCAACAGATATATAATAGCATACGTTATAAAGTAATGCAAGAAAAAACCCTCATATTTCAGAGGGTTTTTTATCATACTTCAATCTGATAAAATCTCTGGTTGATCTCTTTGATAAAATAATAGAAGCTTGATTGAAAACTACAATTGTCTAAATCAACATTCTTACAATTCTTTATAGCTTTCATTACATCTTTCTTATCTACAATTCCTTCAGTTTTTAAATTGTCTTTGATTTCATAATAAAAACTATCAAAATCACCAGAAAGATATCTTCCACTAATATCAATCATCTCTTCAACTAAAAACTTCAAATCAATAATTTTCTTCATAACTTTAACTCCAACCTTTCCTACACCAATATACTATCATTGGTTATAATCAGATGCAAGAAAATAGTGAAAATAGTTTTGCCTTTGCTATATATAACGTTTTAGTGTATAATAGTACTATGACATACAAAGAACTTATCACAATTGCAAAGTTTAAGGCTATGGGTTTTTCCAATGTTGAGATGAAATATATCTCCGAAATCAAACTCAACAGGATTACTTGTGATTTGAAAATGAAAGTTGGAAAAGGTACATACACTCTACCATTTGAGGCTTTTTGTAATGTAGAGCCAAAGATTGTTTTATCACGTCATTCTTTATTCGAATCTGTTTTATTACAATTGGAAGAGTTTAATGCAAAAGAATATAAAGAGAAAATAGCACACTTGGAAAAGATTGGAGTAAAGGATTGAAGTTTAATTATTTATTAGAGCAGCAGGTAGGATGTTGTAATTGCGATAAATATGAAAGAGGTTATATAATCTATTGGTATTACAGCTCTCCATATTGTGTAGATTGCTGGTGTAATTTAATGGATTATAATAGTGCTAGATTTGTAATTATAATGCACGAAACATTTAAATATAAGATTAAAAAACAATGGAAAAAGAGTATTTCTCGTCACAGCTCATAACTTACTTGGGCAATAAACGTTCTTTATTGCCTTTTCTTCATTCAGGTTTTAAGGTTGTGCAAGAAAGATTAGGAAAAGAAAAACTAATTTGTCTTGATGGCTTCGCTGGATCTGGAGTTGTGTCTAGATTACTCAAAACAATTTCCAGTGAATTACATGTTAATGATCTAGAGGACTATTCTTTTACTTGTAATGTTGCTTTTCTTGCTAATAAATCAAATGTATCAAAAAAGAAATTAACTAAATACATTGACTTCTTAAATGAAAACAAAAGATATTCAGATGAGATTGGATTTATTAGACAGAACTATGCTCCAAAAGACGATAACAATGTGCAACCAGGTGAAAGAGTTTTTTACACTAATGACAATGCTAAAATAATTGATAATGCCAGAGAACTGCTAGAAGATTTTGCTGAACCTTACCGAACTCTTTGTCTCGCCGCATTGTTAGTTAAAGCATCTATACACAACAATACTTCTGGTGTATTTAAAGGATTCCATAAGAAAGATGGGATAGGGCATTTTGGTGGTAAAGGTGAAAATGCACTTACTAGGATCAAAGGCGAGATAACATTAGACTTACCACTACTATCAGATTTTGAGTGTCCAGTATATGTCTATCAAAAAGACACTAATGAATTAATAAAAGATAGTATATTGCCTGAGTTTGATTTAGTTTATTACGATCCACCCTACAATCAACATCCTTATGGTTCTAATTATTTCATGCTTAATATTATAAATGGAGGAAAACCAGTTAATATTCAAGAAGGTGTAAGTGGAATTGCTAAAGATTGGAATAAATCTAATTACAATAAGGCACGAGAAGCTGAACAAAGTATGGATGATTTGATTAAGAATACAAATGCCAAGTATATTTTAATTTCATACAATAACGAAGGGATTATTGGGTTGGATAATTTTAAGACAATTCTTTCTAAATATGGTAAAGTATGCTTACACGAACAAGAATACAATGCTTTTCGAGGCAGCAGAAACCTTAATCAAAGAGATGTTAAAGTGACTGAATTGCTTTGGATGTTAGAGAAAAATTAATTGGGAGAGAATAATGGATAAAGAACGTTTAGATGCAGTAGTAAAGCAATGGTTTGTTAGTGGAAAACCTAATCAAAGCATCAAATTAGACGGTGGTTTTTTGATTAATATTAGTTGCATTAGAATTAAACACGACAATGTATCTGATTATAGGTTCACATTAATTTCACCTAACCATCAAAACACTAAATGGATTGATGGAGAAACAATTGATTCTTATTTTGATCCAGTTAATGTTATCTCTGAAGTTTTATGGGATGGATTTAAAACACTATATAAGCAAGAAGATAAGTATTTAATGACCTTAGAACAATTAAAAATCAAAGAAGGAAATATTATGCAAACCTACGATAAATACACTTTGCCACCTTCTATAGATAAGAGTGAGTTTTAATTGGATATTTTTGATAGGTTGCTCTTGTTCACCTTTGCCATCTTTAATTTATATATGCTTTGGCGAGTAAATAGAATTGAACAAGAACGACCAAGCTTCGAAGATATTAAAAATATCTTCCAAATATTAATAGAAAAGATAGAAGGTAAAGAGAATGACTGAAAAAGTTAATTCCTTAAGTTTATATAATAGCGTACTTGAAGATAATGATAGGCTAAGAAAAGAAAATGCCTCACTTAAATCACAATTACAAGAAGTAAAAGCAGCTCACATATTAACTAAATGTAGATCAATTTTTGCCACTCATATTCTTAACGGACACAGAGATGATAGAGTTGAAGAGTTTAAGATAGAGCATAAGATAAAATAAACCTTTATAAGATAATTGTTTATTTTTCTCACATAGAACCTGGGAAGGAAGGAAGGATAGGACTAAAAACCTATCCTTTTTTGTGTTTCAATTTATATAACTGTAAACGTGTAATACTTTAAAAGATCTAGAATATCGTAAAATATAATAAGACAACGCTTCTAGAGGATTATATTTATGTTTAAAGCACTACCAGAAGATTTAAAAATGGGTGATTATGTATCATGGGGCACTTCTGCGTCTGATGCTAGGGGTAAAATTGTTGATATTAGAACAGACGGCGAAGTACAATCTAGCATTTCTGACTATACATTGACAGGCACTCCACGAGATCCAGTTTACGTTATTAAATTAGTGCAAAAAGATCAAGATGGCAAAGATGTTTTAACAGAGCAAACAGTAATTCATAGAGCTGATGCATTAAGAGTAATTCCTGATCCTATAAAGTCAATGAAGACTTTTTTTAGTGCAGAAATTAAAGCCAAAGAAAATGGTGTTGTTGAGGGTTATTTAGTACGCTTTGGCAATTCTAATGACACTGATTTAGAAAAGGATTATTTTACTAAATCCACTGATTTTGGATTTGAATTTGATAATGGTGAAAGTCATAAGCTTGGTCTTTATTACAACCACGGAATGGACAAGACTTTAGGCACAAAAAAGATTGGCTATGGCACTGTTAAGATGGATGATAAAGGTCTTTGGTATTCAGCTCAATTAGATATGGCTGATGAATATTCTAAGATGATTTATGACCTTGCTAAAAAAGGTCAATTAGGTTTTAGTTCTGGTTCCGCTTCTCATATGGTTGAAAGAGAAATGATGGGTAAGGCTTTTGAAATTAAGAGATGGGCATTAGCTGAAGCATCATTAACACCTACCCCTGCTGAATCAAGAAATATGGTAGAAGCAAAGAGATATTTTGATGAAGAAGGCAGATTTGTTGACTATACCGATAAGGAAAAAAGAGAAATGTCAAAGAAATCTGAAGACGAATACGAAATGGATAGTCATGAAGTAGACAAT